TTAGGATATTGGCCCGTATATAAAGATGGAAAACTTACATGGGAAAAGGATCCAAAAGATGATTGAATGGCTAGCAAGACGCATATTTAGCTGGACAAGCCTTAGAGAATATATTTTTGATGAAGTCCATCTTTATGATCATTTAGATACAATTGTTAATGACCCAGAAGGAATGAAGATTGCATCATGTAGCTGGATGGAAGGCGATATGTGGTATGGTTGGAACTATGATAGTAACGCCAAGCGTTACTACTTTGATGACATTGGCAATAAGTCTCTCATTGGATTATGGGAAGATCAATGGCTAAAGGAAGCAGATATCAATGAGTGAATGGATTAAAATAGTTGGAGAACAAGGGCACTTTTGCGATTTGCCTTGGTCTATAGAGCCACCTAGAATGGGCGTAACGCATCTTCAAAAAAGACATGCTGGGTCTATTTGGAAATGTGATTGTGGATTAAAATATGAATGGAATGGCAAAAAGTTTAGCGGACCAATGTAATGACAATAAAGATAAATGCTTTCTGCATTCCTTGTAATAATAATGTAGAAGGAAAGTTAACCGAGATGGTTGTCTTAGATTCAGGTAATTGGTTGCATATCGGAGAGTGCCCAATTTGTTATCTTGAAATTAAGCGAATTGTCCCCAAGGACAGTTCAGGTTCCTATAATGGTCGTAGAGCAGTTTCCGAAACTGATAATGAAGGTCCGATTCCTTCACCTGAAGCTTAATGCCTAAACATTGGGAAGATAAATCTCAGTGGATCACCAGCTGTCCAATATGCTATTGTGCAGTAACACATCAACTAAGAGATTATCATATTCAGTATCATGAAAATCAAATAAGAATGGTACAGACAATAGATGAAGTATAACAAACTAAAGATATTATTAAAGCCGTATAGAGCACAATTTGATAGATCACAAAGACACATAAAGGTTCTGTCTATCTTGTGTGTTGTTTGGCTGGCTTCACCAATTGATCCATTCGATATATTGTTTCCTTGGGCGGCATTTACAGATGATATATTTATTGCAGGACTACTACTTAAAATGCTTTATAAGCACGGAGGTTTGCCAGAAGATAAAATTATAACCCCAATAGAGCTGCTAAAAAGCTTATTTGGAAAAGATAAAGAGCATAAGCATACAGCAATGACATACGAAGAGCTTGCAATTTCAGCTAAAATATACTTAGAGCAAGTGTCAAAAGATAAATCTAAGAATATGATATAATATGATTATGGACAATAATGATATTAATTTAACAGATGAAGAGATCTCAAAGGGATACAAATCAGATAACCCAGAAGAAGATAAGTGGGACAACCTTGAAAAGGCATGCTGGACTGGATACAAGCAGGTTGGCATGAAGGATAAGGGTGGTAAAAAAGTCCCTAACTGCGTACCAGTAAAGAAGTCTTTATTTGGCACAGAAGGGCCACAGAGCCTTGTACCAAGGAATAAGTGATGGGTATACTCGATAACTTTGAAGCAGCATTAGAGGCGGAAGAGCCACAGAAGTGTCACTACTGCACTAAAGCAGCTAAGTATAATGATTTAGCAGAAGTAGATACATGTAGATATGATGTAGTAGGCGTATGCGAATGCCATTCATTTAAAGGATTAAACTCATAATACCTTTATCTAGAGATGAAATAATTACTGAAATAGCACAAAAAGTACAGCAACGACATGATGATGGATCCTCCTTTGATAAAGAATGGACTAATCATCATGGACTATATAGATGTGATTGTGATGAATTAGTACAATTTATTAAAGATCTAATTTAATAAATATTGACCGAAAGTGAAGTCGAAAAGTAGAGATGAATTTTGATAAATCTGATCTAGAAACCATGCTTGACGCATGGAAAATAGATCCATACACTCAGGAATTGCTTAGCAGACTAGGCTCTGATTATGATGAAGATGGAATCCCATACTGGGATAAAGAAGGCGGGGAGCCTAAATAATGTGGTCATGGATATTAGCTATTATAGGCGTAACAGGTATCTACTTTGTAGGTAGAAAGACTATATGGGGATGGTTCATTCTTCTATTTAATGAATGCCTATGGATAACGTATGCTCTAATTACAAAACAATATGGATTTATAGCCTCAGCAATTGCCTATGCAATAGTCTATATTAGATCATATATACACTGGTCAAAAGAACCTGTAAATGAGATTCATTTGTGATAGAAGAAACAATTTATATATCTATAGCCGCATGTAAAGAAGAATTCTTAGTTCAAACAATTAAAAGCGCACTTGAAAATGCAGATAGCCCAGATCTATTATATTTTGGAATTGCTAACACAGTTATAGATGAAAAAGACTTTTTGTCAGATCCAATATTCAATAATCCAAGAATAAACTATGTAGAGATAAAGCATGAACGTCCATTAGGAACTGGGATTGGTAGACTTATGGCTTCTATGATGAACCATAGGGATCATGAGTATTTGCTCCAAGTTGATGCACATAATATTTTTGAAAAAGGCTGGGATACTACTCTCAAGAAGCACTACAAAGATTTGCTAAAGGTTTGCGATAAGCCTATAATATCTGCATGTCCTCCGAGATGGATAGATGGACCAAATAAAGAAGTATTATTGCATGGATTTAGCGGTGTGCAGATAGATCCATTAAACTTTAAGACTGAAGAAAACTTTGGCTCATTGGCAATAAGGATTATAACTGTTAACTCTTCTGACCATATTAATAGTACAACTCACAGCGAAGAAATGATAGAGCACCCTTTTATTGAAGGAAGTGGCATGAACTGGAAAGATGGCCAAGATTTTGTTGAGCATGGATTAATACATGCTTCATTCATGTTCACAAACTTTGCCTTTGCTCGTGAGATAATGCACGATCCAACTAATCCTTTTAATGGAGATCAGACTAATCTATCTTTTAGAGCAGGTACTAGAGGCTACAGGATGTTTGGAATTAAAAAATGTATAGCCTGGACTAAAGATAAGTTTAACGATGGAAAGCTTTTATCTGATAATGACTGGAGAGCTTTAAGTAGGGGCAGGATTGGTGTATACGATGAAAGAAAGTCAGCCTATTATCAGTCTCAAATATTTTCTGGAGAATACCTTGGGTATTGGGGAGCACCAAATAAGGAATCGATTGCTCAGTATTATGATAAAATAGGCATAGACCTATCTAATTTTTTTAAATTTAAGAGGGAGTATCTGGTTGGAAGAGATGAGTGATAGCCCTAGCCATTAGCCTTTAGGCGGGGATCCAATAGAGTACAATAGTACTATAGGGATAAACATCCTCGTTTACTATAGAAAGACATAACATGAATACTCCAATGTGCAAGACATGTTCAATAGAGACAAATAGAGCAGCATGGGCTAAATATCCAGATATGCTCGATCTCTGCAAAATGTGCAAATCCTTTCAACAATCAATTGAACATACCATAGAATCAGCAGACAAGGTAAGAAAGAAAGCTGCACAAATAGGCAGACAATTAGAGTCTTAGTTGACTAAGATTATATAGGAGTGATATAATAGATGAATGATAACTATACTAGCCATAGCCATTACATGGTATTTAACTAAGATCTATTACACAAGATCATTTACTTTTGATATAGAGCAATCTAATCTAATTAAAGCTACATGTCACAAATGTGCTCGAACAGGATATACTGCTCCAGAAAACCTTCGTGCTCCATATTACTGCGTATCTTGCAAATAGAGCAAAGTAGGAGCTAACTACTATATCCCCCTCCCCTTAATCTCCCTTGTATCAGCCTCCTATAGGCTTATTTAGTGGAGTATTGTGGAGTAAAGTGGAGAATCATACTATCAATTTAGATCCAAATACTATCATTATAACTATCTAAACATATGTATGTAATTGAGCATATCATATGATGGGACGTAATGTCAATAGCGCCCATATAAAGCATATTGGCCAATATTTGTCAATAGCTTTCATATAAAATTCCAGGAAATTTTTTTATTTGGTCGTAAAGAGCAATTTTGGCCCATATTTATGGCAAAAAATTATGTCTAATTCTGCATTATTTGTCTCATATAATGAGATATTCTATGCAGATATTGACAGATTTTGATCGATATGTATACAATTTCCAGGGGTTTTTTATATGCTTCGTAAAGCAAAAATTTGGCCCATAAGATGGGCATACAAAAATGGGACATACAGCTAATTAAAGCCATATGCCCCATAGGGGAAGTTATCTTAGAATGAATCTAGATCCATTATATATTTAGGGTCTCTTACTCTTGTTTCTTTCAAGGAGTCTATTGTTAGGTTTCTATCCACCGCTCCATATTTTGCTTCCAGCATATCATTGAGCGCATCTGCTAAAAGCAATCCTTCGGATGTATATCCCTTATCCCATTCTGACTTTAATCTAAGGGAATTGTATTGGATAATATATCTAACTAGTTCCATTAGTCTGTCTTGGGTATACAAGGTATGTTCAGTTGTTAATACATTTGCCATTACGGCAGGTGAGAAGTTAGCATTGTTTAGATAGTCTGTTAGTTTTTCTGCTGCTTTGAATTCGTTTGCTTTAGCCATTGAGTTCCGCCTTTCGTTTTGATTATACCATTGACCACTGACATTTGTAAATGAAGCGAGGACCCTCCCCTTTCCCGTTTCCCACGAGAGGAGGGTCCCCACACTTAGTTTATTACTTGGCGTTCTTCTTGTCTGAGAAGACTACTCCGTCTTGCACAGCCTTGCTGATAACTCCTAGAGCTGCAGCTGAGAAGCGACCACGCTTGCCCACAGCAATGCCCTGGGTCTTTAGGTATTCACGAGTTGTTGTTGATGTTGTCATTTGTTTGATCCTTTCTAGATCTTTGTTATATATATTATATATGAATTTCGGGGATTTGTAAATAGGGTACGTAAAGCAATATTTTTGCCCGTGCCCTTAGATTATGACCGTTATGTCCGAATTGTCCATAACGGCCCAACCTATCTTTATTCAGTTGTTAGTTCTTCTACTTGATAAGGTTCTATCTTGTCCTTGCGAGTGGTACCCTTTTTCCATTCCTTTTTAGGTGTGGCTACTGCTTTGTACCATGCTTCATCACTATCTTTGGCTTCTACTACAATGTAGTACTCCTGAATAATGTCTCCATAGACTTTAAACTCTTTACTCATAGTTCCACCTGTTCTATCTTTTCTTTAATTAGTTTAGCAATGATGTTATGGGCCTCGATGTTTTCTGTTTCGGACCCACCCCACAAAAGCTTTTGGGCTTTACTAAGTTGATCGTTTAAGTACTTATCACTCATCTTCATCTTCGTCCTCCTCTTCCTCATCATCAGGGTCTACGATGTAATCCCTGTTCATCATCCAATCTAAAACTTCTTCCTGATGTTGTTCGGCGCCCCATTCCAAGGAGAAGCCTTGTCCAGCCTCCACAGCCTCACACAGGTGGTTCCACATGTCATCTTGGGTTACCTTGGCAACATAGGTGTCATCCTCTAGGATGTTATTAATTGTTGACCATGTCCATAGCCAAACTAATGATAGACCTAGGTCAGTGCTGTCTAGAATCTCTAAACACTTGTTTAGTTTATCTTTATCGTCAGGCTTCATCTCGTGCTCCAATCGCAAATGATAGGTCGTATGTTAGTTGGTATAGTAAAACCAAGGTATCTAGTGCGCCTTCGCATTCTGTACGGACCATAGAGTCCATAGCCTCGCCTGACTCTTCTTCCCGTTCAATTGCGTCTGCTAGTTCCTGCTCGGCAATTAGCATTAGATTCTTTAGTTCACCGTGCATTATATCTAATCCACTAACACCTGCATTGACCAAGCGTTGCAAATGGGGCGGGAGCCCAATGTCTTCTGAGTTCATTAATATACCCTTTCGTTATTAATCATTATATCAGTTGCCACTGACAATAAATGTTCGGTTGCGTCAATTGCTCCCATATAGAATGAATCTGATTCCCAATATTCATCTTCATCTAAAGGTTCATTGTTTCTTGCATCCTCTAAATCCTGGTTAAGACTAATTAAATGTATCTTCATATATTCTATGAAGTGTGATGACTTAGTCAAAGTAACCCTCCGCCCATAACCCCTGGAGGAAATCATTTGTTTTTAACAAACCTTCAGTTAATAATGACTTGTCCATTAAATCGGACGGGGTCCTAAGATAAAATAACTTAGCATCATGTACTGAGTTAATCATCTCATCAAGATCTGTTTTAGTATAACCTAGCATTCAATTGCCTCCATATATTTAACCATAGTGTTTAATGTTATATGAATGTGACAATCACAATCATCTGATGTATCTCTGTCGTCAAAATGGATTAAGTTGTCATCATAGATATAATCAATTAGTTCTTGGCTGGTAATCATAAGCAGAAATCATCTCCTTCAATATAACCATAATACTCATTGTATGATTGTTTTAAGTTATCAGGAGCAAATTGCATGAACATATATTCAGCATAATCGCTACCCTCATCTAAATTCTTATCATTCCATTGTTCAAAGAGATGTTGCTCAATATCTACTTGAATTGCTCCAAGGATATGTTCTCCTACTGTATCTGTAAATGGTTCCATTATGCTTCCGCCTTTCTATATTCGGGTACTTTAGTGTCTAAGTATATCTTATGGGTCTGACAAATTGCGACAGCCTCTAGGTCTGCCTCGCCAAGCCAGTTGCAGTTGCTACAGATTTCACCGCAATCATTGTCGCAGTATTCCATTTGGTCAGTTGCATCACAATCACGGCACATGTTATCGTATTCTGATTCTGAGATAACTTCACCACGGAGGAATTCCATTTCTCCACCCCAACCTGTTTCTTCTTCATATGATAAAGTAAATAGTAGTGTTGGGTATTGTGCAGATAGTTTAGATATAGCACCAAGAGGTCGTGACCATGCAGTGTTAAAGTTGTAATGGACTACATAGTTCTCACCGTTCTCGGCTTCTTCAATAGTTGTGTCAGGATAAACATTATCCTCGGCTACAGCAACATCCCATTTGGTTCCCCACTCACGCACATTGAAGTTGTACCAGTCATTGGTTTCAAACTTCATTGCCTGAGAAAAATCGGTGGAACGAGGAGGCTGTCCATGATATACCTCATCAGTAATACCAGCATCTCTATAGTTATAGATATTATGAAAAGCAAAGATAGGATTAACATACTTAGTCTGCTTAACATCATATGACAAATCACCTACTGCAGTGATAGAATAAACAAATGGCTTATTCATTTGCTTGATTAGAGATTTTACTTGCTCAGGATTACCTTCAATAGTTAATCCATTAAATACCCAATTTGGCATTTTATATCCTTTCGTTGATATGTTCCAATTATACAATGGACCACTGACAAATGGAATAGAATTGGCATGTGATACATGCCACATTATTCAGCTTTGTGGTCAAGATCACACAAATTCCTGGGAAATATATTTGACAGTCGTAAGAACAATATGCTACCCTCAAGTCTTTGCGGGCAAAAAGAAACCCCCAGCTAAAAGCTGGGGGGTATGAATATGGCTGCTGATTTCCAACGAAAGAAATAAACCGCTTTACTTAGCGCCTGGCCCATAGACTAATAGACGCACCATTTCATTTCTATATTAAAACCAGGACCAAAGTCCTGATACTATTATACCATAACTAGTCGACTGTATTTGTCTACGAATGCTGCGAGGGACGAAGTAAACACTACTGTGCTCAGGTCCTCTTCATACAATGTAAACGTTTGGTTGGCCCAATCAATAACAGGCACCTTATGCTCATTATCTCCTAATTGATTAATGTAGATACCCCAGCCTGTTTTTTCAGTCCAGTCTTCTCCAATTAGATTAGATATAGCAATACGTGTTGCATATGATTCATCCTGCCAGCGAGGCTCTGCAGCCTGCACAGCATTGGCCAACTTGGCTAGCATATTATATCCAGCCCAGTGTCCATATAGAAATAGTACATTCTCCTTGGAATCTCTGAATCCAAAGTTTGCTCTGTCGCCCATTTTATTCCGCCGTTTCTAGTTGAGGTATTAGTTCTTCCTTTTTATTTAATTCTACCACTTCATATGAGACCTTGTCAAGGCCACGCTTGCTTGCATTGTAATGGTGCCCGCAGAAGAAAAGTTGACCTTCTACTAGTTTAACCATATACATTGCTTGAGCAGTGCCACATTGGTCGCATGCTATCCATCTTGTTAGATCTTCCGTTGTCATAGCTTTCCTCCCTCAATCATCTCAGATAGACGGTCAAGAATCCAAGAGTCAATGTCGTTGATATCAATCTCTGACAATTTCTCCATAATTTCTTCACGAGCAAATTTATATCCATCTGCCCAACCATCTTTATACTCTGACATAATTTCTCCTTAGTAGCCTGTTGTTTCGTAGTCTGATATGTATGATTCAGTTAAGTTATACTTATCTCGTAAGCGACTTACTTTCTCAATACTACCAGTTCCAATGTTGAATGTCAATGGAGCCATACGCTGCGGGTCTAGTCCATTTATTTCTGCATCCCAATAGGCCCTCTCCATGGAGAGCCTATTAGGAGCGGTAAGTTCAAAATACATTAGCAGTTCTCTCTTACATTACAGATTTCTTGGTCAACAACTTCAATGTTGCCATTATGTGAATCAGCATAAAGAGCATCTTCAATTTCTGAATCTAAATCAAAGTGAGTATCTTCAAGTAGATTAACGGTAATAATTCCGCTAACTTCAATAGATGCGCTCCATTCAATTTCCTTAACTAATTCAATCTCAAGTGCCTCGGCAATTGCCTGCAGTGTTTCTTGGTCTTCCGAATCAGCATATGCCTCAGAAATAATATCTTTAACTACGCTAATCTTATTTTGGAGAGAAGAAACTGCTTTAGAATTAGTTCTAGCATTATGTAGTTCCCATTCAATGTTGCGAACCTTATCTGTTTCATATGTTTCATCCGAGAATCCACGGATAACCTTATATGTAACTAATAGGTCAGGGTTGTACTTCTCTGAATCTGATAGCGGTAGATTTTCTACTGTCATTCCGTCCATTGTATTTCCTTCTTTCGTTTGGTTTAAGGATGTAATTGTAGCATGCTCCACTGACACTAATGTGGTCTTACGGCCACACGGGCATGTGAGTTGAGTCACACCTGATGGGAATCCAAATCCATCAGATGATGTTAGTTCTATTAAGCAATCGCATTCATCTGGGTCACAGACAAAAGTATATTTACTTGATACTAGTTCGTTGGTCATGAAGAGAATTATACAGGAGCCCACTGACATTTACAATAGATTCCAGGGAATTTCTTTGTGACTCGTAACACACTTTTTGCCCCCTTAGCATTGAGGGCGCTTGGCGATCCATAACGGACTTGAACCGTCGACCTCTACCGTGACAGGGTAGCGCTCTAACCAACTGAGCTAATGGACCAAGAAAAATTGTGAGCAGTTTTAAATCTTGCTCAGGATTTATTTTATTTAGAACGCAGAAATTAATTTCTTAATTTTATTTTTTTCTGCGGTTAGCACTGGGTCAAATCCTGATGCGCCAGCCATAAGCGTTTCAGAATTTCCGCGACCTGAGCGATAGTAGTCAAGGCGTTCGGTGAGAGCGTTAAACGCACCCCATTTAGTTCCCTTGATGTTAGCGTTAGTTGGTGAGTTATGATAAAGGTCATCAAGGAGAACAACTTTATTCTCCCATTTAGTTAGCGCAACCTTAGAAGCATCATCAGCAGGCTTTGGATAAATTGTGTGAATCAACTTTGAGAATTCAGCATCAGTAATTGCCTGAGAATAAAGTGCTTGCGCCTCTTTCTCGAATTCATCAAAGTAACCAAGAGCAAGCCCAAGAGTTTCACGAGCAACTTGAATGCGACCTTCAACAGATTGCGTGTGGCGAATCTTGAATGATTGCTTAGCGTTACGCATAGCAAGATTCAATGTGTTTTGGCATACAACACGAACAGGAGTAACAGCAGCCTGAACAGCAACTGACCCGTCATGTGATGTCCATACAATTAAATAGAGTTTAGTTTCATCATTGGCGCCTTGTGGGTCAAGAACCATTGTGCGAGGAATATCAACAGTGCCAAAAACTACTTTACCCTTTTTTAATGAGCCAGCAGATTCCCAACGGCAATCAGCGTTCGCATCATGAATAGCATCAGCGAATGCGAATAACTCTTCATTCTGTACAGGCTTGTAACGCTTGCCAACAGTGGCAAGAACATCAGTTCCATTATTGAATGGATTGTCACGAATGACAAGAGATGCTGTAGATACATCATTCCAAGATTCTGGAATGTGCTCAGTGATTGGAGATAGACGAACATTCCAATTTGCCAACTTTGCTTCTTCAAGCATTAGGGCGGTAGTAACTTCTTCATCTTTTGTGAAGATGCGATTTGCTAGGTTGTGCCAAGCAGGTGAGCCACGGAGAGCGAAAGCAACTTCGCCGTTTTCCATTTCTAGATTGTGAGCCATATATTTTTTACCTTTCGTTTGATTAGTCATAAGTATAACAGGTGCCACTGACATTGTCTATGATTAGATACAATATGTCCGAATTGATCCATGTGATTAATCTCACAAAATTCCAGGGTTTTCCACAGGCTCCCGTAAACCTGTGGATAACCCCTTACCTTTACGGGCCAGCTGCAGGATATGCAGCCAGTGTTAGATCTTTACAGACCTAACTCATCCCTAGTTAATTGGTTTTTGCGATTGAAGTTAATAACTTCGGACGGGAGGTAAAGAGCAGTTGTCTTAGTCTTCTTCAATGTATCATACACATAAGCACGAACATCACCAAAGAAGTTACGGCGATTAGAGAATGCTAATTCAGTTAAGTATTCCTTATCAACGCCTTGCTCTGAATAAATTGTTACATCATTTAACTTGTTCTCATCATAGATTTCTACTCTGAAACGATTTTTCATTTTGTTGCCTTTGTTAGTAGTTGTCCCCGAAGGGAGAGCAGTTTGGCGACATACTCAGGTCGTTGGTTTATTTAGAGATACTCAGCAACCGCATTGTAGGTTGATGTATTAACTGTTTCCTCATCTGTCATCTTTAGAATACGAATTGCGTTTTCCAATTCCTTCTTAGACTCACGATAAGTGCTAGAGTGGATTGTTTCATAGTCCTTTTGAGGTTCAGCAGGAAAGTCTGCCTCTTTGGTTGTTAAGTTAAAGTCAATGTTTAACTGGTTATTCCAAGAGCGGTAGTTAGTTCTGATGTCCTCAGCCTTAGCCCAGCGTTCCATAGCCCATTTGCCAATAGCCTTACGCCATACTTCCATAGACTTTTCATACTTTGCTTCGTTAGTTGCTTGTGCCGCATAATCTTTTTCTAGTTTAGCGAGTGCGCTTTCTAGTGCGGTGATGATTTTAACTGTTGCGATTTTTACATTTATTGCTTTGCTTCTAGCCATTTGTTGCCTTCTTTCGTTAGTGGGTTTAGTGGGTTTGTGAAGTTGTAATTATAGCAGGGGGGTCTGACATTTCTGCGACCCCCCTGCCTTTAGATTATACGCCTAGTAGCGTTTGAGCGGATACTGAAGTCCAACGAGTTTCTTTCGTTGGCATTTCTAGTAGCACACGCACCGAGCCAGATGCCTGTGGGTGGATTTCCTTAATCACACCAGTTTTCTTTGACTTTAGTGTGGTGAATAAATCGCCCACTTGGTACAACTTGTCGTTGATTGTCATTTATTGCCTCTTTTCTTTGTTAGGGTTGTAGTATAGCATTGGGGTCTGACATTAGTCTAGCCCTATCTCAGTATTTGAGAAAGTTATTGTGTGACCTTAGTCACTTTCAGGTAGCCAAGCGTCTAAGTGGTGCTGTTCGATAATAGCCCACGCTGGCGCATAAGAGTCACCCTTATAAGATACGCCTTCAGGCATTTCGATCATCTTATTATAATCCTCATCATAATAAGCATCGATAGCATCGATACAAGGCTGTACCATAGAAAGAGGGACGGGAGGGTAATGATTACCCTGTAAGTGATAACCTAGTGCTACCTCTAAATCTAATTCATTAGATAAATCTAACGCTGTATTGTATCCCATTACATATTCTCCAATTCTTCTTCGGTTATTTCTTCATATCCAACTACGCTACTGATATATTCTGGAAAGTTATTTTCATCTAAAGACTCACAAGCAGTAAAGTCTGGAAACTCATAGTTTAATAAGACTTCATTTATGTCACTTGTCTTTACAATATAAGAGTGTTCCATATTTACTTTATAAATCCTAATCATTACTCTGCCACCTTTAGAATTGCGTAAGAGCCATTAGCATTTATCTCATCAAGGATAGGTTGTAGGCGTGGTGCGACTAAAGACTTTAGCATACCCTCTAGCATTTCAATTTGTGATTGCTCATCAAGCATTTCTATTTGACGAGTTACTGGATGACCTTCCATAAATTCTGTAACGAATTTTAGATTATGTTCTATTTTCATTTATTGCCTTTCGTTGTTGGTATAAGAGTATTATAGCCTATGCCACTGACATTACCTAATCCATTCTCGGCGTGTCGCAGCTTTTGTGAGATTAATCACAAAATCCAGGGGGTTGTGGATAAGTCCCGTAACCCTGTGGATAACCCCGCAGCTTTACGGGCGGGCAGCGCTATTGATCAAATTTATTTTTATGTTTTATTTTTCTAAAATATTTTTTCTTATTGCGTACAGGCTGCGCCGCATTACTGCGACGCAATTCCTGTATGCGTTTAACTTTATCTCGAAGTGAGTTTTGTGACATGATAGCCACTCGCTTCATGAAATCGGTTTACATCAAATCGCTCATTATCTTTTGCGAACATAACTGCGAAATCATTTACAATTTTAGAAAATAAAGCAGGGTGCGCTTTATCACTAGCAAACTTTAAAATTTCAGCAACGGCAACATAATCTTTACGAGTCATCATTTTTATACTTCCACGCTTTCGTTATTGGTTAATTGTTTTATGTCGGCGACATAAACATTATCTTTATTTATTCCATACTTTAACTGAAACTGAAATACATCTATGGCTTCATCATACGACTCTGCTTCTACATCTATGAAAGTATTAAACTCAAAAATTTCCATTATTTAGTTACGACCCTTCTGCCTTCTCGGTAAAAAACTTTTGTGTAGCATTTGCCTGCTGGCGTGTAAATATTTACAGTTGAGAATTCATTAGCAAAACCCCAATCGGTAAAAGAAAAGAAATCTTTCCATGCTTCCATTTCATCATTGTAAGGCTTAGTCCAATGAGGAGTATTTGAGTCATAAGCAATAGTTATTTTATACATTAGTTATTTTCTCCATTTCTGAATAGTGAGCCATCATCTACGCAATCGCAAGACTCGACATCAAAATCCTCTCCACTACCAAAAAAGATTAAACCTGTTGAGTTACACTCTGAGCAATCTATTGTTAATACTGAGTTAATCATTATCCTTCACACTCGCATTTCTTATCGTAGTCAAATTCGCAAAAGTAGCAACCCATTTGTTCGCCATGCGCTTTACAGACATGGACAAATTGTTGCTCGTCACAATGAATTTTTATTTGGTCTTTAATAAAATAAAATTCGTTTTCATCTAAGTATTCTTTAATCATTAGTCACCAACCTTTACCGCGACAGTTGCCCAAAAGTTTTTAATTCCACGAGTTGAGCGAACCTCGATAGCATAAGCCTCAAAGCCTGAGCCGTACCAAATTTCAGGGCGAGGCGTTGCGTATTGGATAACGCCTTCATCATGGCGTGAGTGTGAGCGATAGTATTTTCCCTCTAAGAGGCTTACGATTGTGTATGGTTTTGCTGACATTAGTTGTCACCTTTCGTTTGTTGATAGTAGCAATTATAGCCTATCGCACTGACATTTTCACATTACTAGCGAGTAATTCCACATTTTGAGACGCTCAAGCCATGTGATAAACCTCACACAAAAATGTCCGTTTTGTCTGTCAAATCGACACGCCGTAAAACCTGGGTAATTTTGATCACACCCGTAACGACACGCCCGACCCCGCTCTTTTGCGGGCGGATCAGCTTTTGTCAAGCCGACACGCCGTTACTTATTCGAAATCTTTAAAAATTTCTTCAAGCTTTAAAATCTGCTCATCGCTAAGATGATCTAATTGAATTGCTTTTTCAAATCCAAAAATGTCGCTCATTCGTTTTCCATTTCTACGCAATCCATAAAACAATCTTCGCACATATAACCATTTTGCGTATAGTCATCTTTAATTTCACAATCGTGTTCGTCACAGGTACACTTATTTTTAATTTCTGTTTCTTTCATTATTCGTTTTCCATTTCTGCTAAATAATCTTCATGTTCAATTAGTCCGATTGAAAAAGCGATTGGGTCGCAACATTCCAAAATTTCGGCGGCTGTAAAAGTAGAGTAACCAATTTTTACATCAGGGTAAACATCATTTAGTAAATCTATAAAACTTTCTTTAATTTCTAAATCTTTTTCGAATTGTGTTTTTCCCATTTTATTTATTCTCCAATACTTTTATAATAATGTTTAAATCTTTATCTGATAATAAAACGCGAGATGATCCCCATAAGCAAGCAAGGTAGTTGTCTCCAAATTGTGCTTTTGCCATTTCGGTAATCTTAGCAATCTTTTCATCTTTATTCATTACCAGCACCCCTCACATGTAAATTTAGTAAAGTCGGCATCTTTAGAGAATACCTCTAGGTAGTTATCCGCACAGATAGAGCAAGCAATTAGTGAGGTAGTAGCCACACGATAGAATTGAGGCTCTGAGATAGAGAGGGCTCTATTCTCTAGAACCTCTGATGAGATTAGTACAGTCATTTTGACCGCCTTTCGTTTTGTTGATAATGGAATTATAGCAGAGGGTACTGACATTTTGCCTTATTTAGAGGGCGTGTTGGTAATTTCTTTTTGTGAGATAGCCCACAATTCTTTACACTTATTAGGGTTATCCCAATGGGGTTGCCCCGCATGGTATAGGGCAGGGGCTAACACTACCTGCCCGCATGGGCATAGGTTCATTAAGCCTTTAGGGTAATCGCTTACAGTAGCAAACTTAGTAAAGATACTCATTTAGTTAAATACCAATCTGTCCACATAGGCAAACGCTCAGGGTCATGGTCACCATAATAGCGTGAGATGTTTTGCTCACAATTCTCACAGAAGGTGAATTGCTCATCTCCTACATCTGAGATAGCAGGCTTATTAGGGGTGTGCTCTAGGCACTTGGTCATTTCTAGTGTAGTCATTTTAGACCACCTTTCTTTTCGTTATACCGCAATTATAGCAGGGGGGTCTGACATTTTGAGGTGTTTCTCGGGCGTGTCGCAAAACTATTTTTTGTGATTAATCTCACATAAATCCTGGGGTTTTCCACAGTCGTACGTAACCCTGTGGATAACTCCCGCAAGTACTTGCGGGCCAGCTTGACATTGTCAAGCCGACACGCCGTTAGGCTAGTGTGAGTTAGCCCACTCTCTAAAGTTCGCTACGATCTCACGCCACATCATGCGCCCCATGATAAGGGCGGGGATGATAAGGGCTAACTGTACTAGTGTGGTAAGTAGTCTATTCATTACTTATTCTTCTTTCTTTTATAAATCTTATAGGCAATAGTTACTAGCAGGGCGGTAGTTAAAAAGCGATAATCTAACGCTATGTAAAACCATGCTGTATCAACGCATAGTCCGTATTCGTTTAGTTCGATAGATAGTAAATTCTCAAAAGCGTTAATCATTAGTAAGTATCCTCCACGCCTAGTTCATAAGCCTTGTTTAGTAGTTCAAGAAAGTTAGGTGTTACATCATAGCCAAAATCTTTAGCCATGTTTGCTAGTGTATCGTTAGGGTACATCATTATTAGTTCTCCCATGTTAGTGCGAATAGTTTTGCTAGTGCCTCATCATCTGAGTCATCAAAATCATCTAGTGGAGGTTGTTCCTCATCTACCTCATCAAGGTATGCGTATGCGTCTGCGACATCTGATTGGATAGTATCCCATTTAGATACTGAGTTAGTTTCGTATGAGTATGCGTATGACATTATTTATTCATCTCCTTAGCAATAGCGTCTGACTTAGTTAGCGCCTCTAGGGCTACTGATAGGGAGGCAAGGCGTTGAGCCTCTACCATTTGCTTGTATTCATCTAGTGTCATTTATTGTGACCTTTCGTTGTTGTTATGTTGTAAGTGTAGCATGGGGGTCTGACATTTTGGGGACATTGTCGGGTGTGTCGCAAAAGTATTTATGTGACCTTCGTCACACTAGTTCTCCTCTTTTGCTAGTAGGTAAGCGTTATTTAATGGGCGGGAATTGTTAGAAAACATAGCCTCAATTTTAGCCTTATCTTTCTCACGCTGTATCGCATAACGCTCTTGTTGTTCTTTTCTAATTCGTTCTAGTGTATTCATTAGATGATTACCTTTCGTTTGTTTGTTATACCTTAAGCATAGCATGGGGGTCTGACAAATGTCTAATCCAAAATGCGTATAATTCGGACATTGTGAGGCACATCACAAAATAATTGCGTGAGATACATCACAAAAACGCTTAACTATGGGCGCACTATCCCAAATGTCCGTTTTGCCTAGATTGTGTATCATACATGTAAAAAATATATTAACATTTTGTGAAATCTGAAAAAGCAGTCAACTAGAATATATGGCGGGGAATATGGTAAGATACTACTTGATCAACATAGCTGTTATATAAGCTATTGACTTTGGTAAAAGTAAAATGCTACACTTAGTTTGCTTTGTGGGGGGCTTACCCTGAAACTCAATATGTACCAGATAACATCTGTGGATATATGTTCCAGGAATTGCTTTCTCTATCTTTCCAAAAAGAAAAAATTTGGGGGGTAGGGGGGCTTTCCTAAAATCTAATATCCCCAGATAAAATCTATAAAACAAGATAAAGAATATAAGACAAATAGGTGATAGATATGTGTAGAGAATGTGGAAGCTGTACAAAGCAACATACTAGAACGATAGATGATTCTATGGATCAAGTCCTAGATTCAATTTTTAAAAAAACGGGGATAGAACAGTGAAACTTCTTTTGGCTATAGCCATAGTAACTGCAATGACTTTTATCCTTGGTATCATATATCAGATAATAGGCTAATATAAGGGCCTATAGCTTAATCTGGTTAAAGCAATTGTCTTATATGCAATCGACTTTGGGTTCAAATCCCAATAGGCCTACTTGGATTAAATTGGGAGTATAATACCTATATGCTAGCTTATGATGTTCCTCTTTCCGCCCTCCTTTTTATTCTATGGGCAGGTGTACCTGTACAGGAATATATAAAGGGGCCATCTGAGGAAGATGCACTGGCATATATAGAGATGTTGAGGAAAATACAGGAAAGTGAAAATGATGGTCTCTAATTTTCGGCTCACTTTTCGCCGCACTTTTTATGACATTGAATCTGTAGAATATGTAGGGTATAATATACTTATTCTTAAAAATTAAAGGAGATACACCATGGCATTTTTTAGTACAATTGACTCTGAAAGAGTAGAGGCTATCTGGAATAAGTTTGACCTTTTTCTAGTTAAAGAATTTAAAGCAGCAAACCCATCACTATCTGATGAAGACATTGTTGAAGCAACAAAAGATGGCAAGTTGACACTCAAGTATCAAGAAGATCAAAATTACGATGAATTGACTACTGATACAGCCAATTTAAAGTTGGAAGAATCGGAAGAATACCTAGTATCAAACTTTGGAACAGAATCTGATATGTCAGATCTTGAAGCTTGGAAGGCTGCAAAGTAATGGGAATACTTGATGATGTAACTCACGCTGGAGAAGAGCCAGAAATCACAGGCCTTGAGCCTAAAGTTAAAGAGAATATTTTTTTTATGAGTATTCCAGAAGAAGATATAATTGCTCTTAAAGAATGGCTAGCAACTGCAGCAGATGATGAAAAATTTGTCGATGTTGATGGCAATATAACAAAAACTGTTTATTATCATTCAAGATTTTTAGTAAAACCTATTTTTGTTGGAATTAGAACAAAGCTAGCAGAGCTTTTTGAAACACAAAATGGTTCTTTCCCAACAGTAAGTAAGTATTATACAATTGCTTATTCTAATTCTGAGCCATTTACATATACAAATAATGTTTTTTATGGATCAGAAGTAGAAGACGATGCCGAAGAGCGGTACAAGATGTATATTGTATTTGACGGAAGCTTAAAGACAAGCCTTGTTGAAGAAAAAACTTTCAGTGCAAATGAATCATATTGTATACTTACAAATCCTTGTAGCGAAGAGCTATCTAATTTTGGAGAAGAAGACTCTCTTATTTTGTGTGTTACTTTTTCATAAAAATTAAGGCTTATAAAAGTTAGGTATCTTTATAAATCCTGGAAGGACATATCTCATAGGTCCTTCCGTTACAAACCTTACTCCGTGTTCCCACTCTGGATCTCCACCAAATAGTAAAAGATCTCCAGGGGCTGGTTTCATTTCAAAATTCTTTTTAGCCCAAAAAATTTCTCCACCATTATAATCGTCATTTATATATATTACTGCAGCATGCTTAATTGATTCATCTGTGTTTTGATCATGATGGGATACTAGCTGAACACCGTCGTACATTCTTTGAAAGAAATAAAATCCACTCAATATTAGTCCTTCATCTGTTTTTTCAAGAACATCATTAAATCTTTTATCTATTCTTCTATGAATTTCTGCGTTGATAAATGAATAGTTTTTGTCATTCCAGTTTGATGTTATTTCATACAAACCTTCTTTGACTAAATTTTCAACATCTTCTCTTCCAAATTTTTGTTTTGTAAAAACTTTTAATTGGCTTGTATACCACTCATCCCATTGCTCTTCCGTAATATTTGCAATAATAGATTTATATTCTTCAATTTCTTCTGGTGTTATAAAATTTTTAACAACTAGAAGCCCATCAATAGGGCACTCTACAGAATATCCACTATCTTCAAATTCTTTTTTCATCCAAGTAGTCATAGTATTATTGTATCATTTCTTCCACATAATAGCCTGGCCAGTCGGCAACTCAAGTATATTGTGGTTTTCAAAAGCATCTTTTACAGCTTTCCTAGATCCTTCTGTTTTATAAGATCCGTAGTCATCACATATTAATACCCCACCAGAAACTATTTTAGGCCAAAAGTACTCTATAGATTCTTTTGTTGGTTCATATAGGTCTACATCTACATGTACAAATGAGTATTGCTTATCTTCTATGTCTTTAAATACTTCTGGTATCCAGCCTTTTTTTAATTCTATATTTTTGTATCTAGATAGGTTGTTTTTTGCCCACGCCATTTCAGATTTTAACTTTACTGTTTTAAAATATTCTGTATCGAATTCTCCTGGCTCAGAAACACCTTCCCAAGAATCAATGCCTATAAAAGATTTATTACAGAACTCGGCGGTAAAAAACATTGTCATTCCAGCGTATACACCAGACTCAGCAAAATTTAAATCAGGGTTTACTACAGATTGATGTCTTGCTAATTGCCTAAGTATATATATTCTTCCGTACTGGGCATTGTCCATAGAATTTTGTATGTTACATATTAAATTAAAATCATTATGTAGTTTTACAAAATCTTGGTCTTCAGTCCATCTGCTTAAATACGAGTCCATTTTGCTCCTTAAACAAAAAACCCCAAAGGAGGCGGATCCTTTAGGGTTTTTGTTGCGTTATATCCGCATAGTGTAATTAATATTACACACTTATATTGTAGTATATTTTTTTTGACAAAGCAATACTATTTTACGAGTTCTTTTTCAAGAAGCACATCGTATACAGCAGTCAATGCATGATTAATAGAAGGAGTGCTTTGCTCAATAAACTTATCTACTTCAGCCTCTTCCATACCGCTTGCTAGAGCCATGCTCTTATTTGTTTCGCTAAAAACCTCAGTCATGAGGTTGATTATTTCTTCTCTATCCATTATTCTCCTCAGAAATAAATGCTGGGGAAGGTCCCAGCAAGAATCCTTCTTTATGATATTCTACCATTTTCTCTATTTCTTTTACATCCCCACCTTGCTTGGCTATCAGGCATAATACGTCATATATTCTATGAAGCATTATATAATTTACCATAGGCAGATTGTCTTCTAGGTTGCTAGAATTAGTTTCAGTCATTTTTTACTTTTATATCTTCAAGCACTTCGTCAATTGTATTTAAGCCTCGAACTTTAGCTAGCTCTAAATATGATTGTATGACATTTAATGCTTTTTCAGCAAGAAATGCCCTAGGTATATGTGCACATGGTATATTAGAAGACATATCTAAAACCAAGTCCTTATTAAACTTGCTTTCTATTTGCATTTTTTATTTCTTTCACCATTTTGCTATAAAGGGCTGTACCGACATAGCTTTTGTATTTACAAGAAACACAATAAATAAAAATTTTATCTTCGTTGTCTGTGTTAGAAAAGAGAAGGCCTTGATCTAATGGACAAGCCATTTCTGAAACAAGACCTTCTCTTGAAAGGCTCAGATATTCAGATACCAATTGTATCTTAATAGTAAATCCTTTCTAACTTCTAGATGGAAATTTGTTTAGCCACTCTTTTGTTTGAGGAGTTAAACCTTTCCATGACGACCAATCTTGACCGCCATTGGTCATATAATACGTTATCTCTGCGTTGATTGCTGGATCAAATAACGAATAGTTACTGTCCAGTTTGAACTTTTCTTTACGATTATCACCTAGGTTTCCCAACATGTTAATCTGAAAAATTCCATAAGAGCTGTCTCCAGTTTTTATGTTGCCGTTATAAGCCATTGGGCGTCCATTAGACTCCTTTTTAGCTACGGCCCACGCCATTTTAAGGGCGCTACCCTCAAAGCCTACAGCTTTGAGAAGTTCAACCAATTCTTTATCTGTTAAAGACTCAGATGGTTTCCACACAGTATTACTGAATTGCTTCAGCGTTTCCTTGTCAAGTTGTGCTTCGGTTTTTACATCTGGTTTTACAACCAGTGCAGATGCTGATTGAATCATTTCTGGTTGACCAGTAAATAAAAACAATACAGCTACTGCTATTGCAACATAGTGATGTAAAACATCGCTAAGCTTTTCTTTTATATTCTCCATAGGCATTTCCTCCAATAGAGATAACGAACTCTAAGAATACCATTAAAAAGTTTAATCTGTCAACCTAGAGGTCATGTTATATTTGTTTTAGTTAACTAATAATAAAGCTATTTTCTTTACTTTTAATTTAATGCTCTTCCCATGCGTAAAAAAGTTTGGTAGAATAGGACTCTACTTAAATTAAATTAGACCGCTAGGCGGAGAAACAGGTACTATAAATGTCAAATACTATTGCAAACCCTTACGAAAATTTTATTGCGTTATCGCGTTACGCTAGATGGATTCCAGAAGAGAACCGTCGTGAAACGTGGGGTGAAACAGTAGATAGATATTTTGACTATATGCTGAATCACCTAAAGCAAAACCACAATTACATTCCAACTGAGAAGCTTGTAGCGGAATTAAAAGACGGTGTATTTAAAAGAAATGTCATGCCCTCAATGCGCTCCGTAATGACTTCAGGAGCAGCACTAGAACGAGATAATGTTGCAGGATACAATTGTGCTTTTTTGCCAGTTGACTCACCACGTTCATTTGATGAAACAATGTATATCCTTATGTGTGGAACGGGTGTAGGGTTTTCTGTTGAATACAAGTATATTAATAAACTTCCTGCCGTCCCAGAATCTTTAGAAAAATCAACTACAGTTATTATTGTAGAAGATTCAAAGCAAGGATGGGCAAAAGCGTATCGTGAGTTGCTAGCCCTTCTTTGGTCTGGTCAGATTCCAGCAATAGATGTTTCTAAGGTTCGTCCTGCAGGCGCAAGACTTAAGACAATGGGCGGAAGATCATCTGGTCCACAGCCCTTGGTTAACTTGTTTGATTTTACAATTGCAAAATTTAAAAATGCCGCAGGAAGAAACCTTAAGCCAATTGAATGCCATGATATTATGTGCAAGATTGGTGAAGTAGTTGTTGTAGGAGGAGTTCGTCGCTCAGCAATGATTTCTCTTTCTAACATTAACGATATTGAAATGGCACAGGCTAAATCAGGAAACTGGTGGGAGCAAAGCCCTCAGAGAGCATTGTCTAATAATTCTGTTGCATACTCACGCAAGCCAGATATGGAGCAATTTATTGCAGAATGGAAATCTCTATATGACTCAAAGTCGGGAGAACGAGGTATATATAATGTGGCCGCAGCTCAAGCCCAAGCAGCCAAATATGGAAGAAGAGATCCAGATATACACTATGGCACTAACCCGTGTTCAGAAATTATTTTACGTCCTTACCAGTTTTGTAATCTTTCAGAAGTCGTATTACGTGAAGGTGATACAAAGAAAGATATTGAACGCAAAGTAGAACTAGCTACAATTCTTGGCACATGGCAATCTACGCTTACTGATTTTAAATATCTTAGAAAGATATGGAAAGATAATACAGAAGAAGAAAGATTACTTGGAGTTTCTCTGACTGGACAATTTGGAAACAAGTTTATGTCAGGGAAAGAAGACCTAGTTTCCCTTGAAGCTTTTTTGATGAATCTTCGTGAATCAGCAAGAGAAACAAATAAAAAAGAAGCAGGAAAAATTGGAATTCCAGAATCTGCAGCCATTACATGCGTAAAACCATCTGGAACCGTGTCTCAACTAGTTGGAGTATCTTCTGGTATGCATGCGTGGCATTCCCCATATTATATTAGAACTGTTCGTGGTTCAAAGGGAGATCCTATTTCTGTATTTCTTAAAGAAGTTGGAATTCCAGTAGAAGATGATGTGATGAAGCCAAATGAAACGTATGTTTTTTCTTTCCCAGTAAAAGCACCAGAAGGAGCAATTGTTAGAAATGATTTAACTGCTATTGAGCATTTAAATATTTGGTTAGTTTACCAACGTGCATGGTGTGAGCATAAGCCATCAATCACAGTTTCTGTAAAGGAAGATGAGTGGATGGAAGTTGGTGCTTGGGTATATAAGCATTTTGATGAAGTGTCTGGAATTTCATTCCTTCCACATTCAGATCACTCTTATAAGCAAGCCCCTTACCAAGAAGTGACCAAAGCAGAGTACGAGATCCTTGTTGCAAAAATGCCAAAAGAAATTCGTTGGGAGGATTTATCTTTTTATGAAACAGAAGATGGAACTTCAACAAATGCTACTCTTGCTTGCAGCTCTGATGGAAATTGTGAATTGGTAGATATTAGCGCATAGTGGTACAATTATAGAATTGGGCTAAGGCTCAAAATTCCTAGGCTTCCCGCCTAGAAATAAGGAGGATCAAAAATGGCAAAAGCTAAAGAAGATCTTAATGGAGATGGAAAGGTTACAATGCAAGAGAAAATTCTAGCAGCACTGGCAAGTTACGGACGTCATTTCTTGGGAGCCGCAATTGCTCTATACATGACTGGCAACACTAGTCCAAGAGACCTACTAATGGGCGGTTTTGCTGCCACAGCACCCGTAATTTTAAAAGCACTCAACCCAAACGAAGCATCGTTCGGTTTTACAAAAAAGTAAAAATATAGTCGATTAGAAATACTCCTGTGCTAAAATTAGTACAGGAGTATTCCTATTTAGGAGACTATGGCAAATGGCAGGACAAAAGAATTTTGAAGTAGATCAGAATGCAACATTTAGCTTTGTAGTAGAATATAAAGACGATAATGGTAATGCGATTGATCTTACTGGCGCATCTGCAAAAATGCAGGTGCGTGATGTAAAAGGTGGAACAAAGTTAGCAGTAACTTTAACATCTCCAAGCGGCGGAATAGTAATAAACGGCACACTTGGAAAAGTAACTGTAACACTTACACCAACTCAAACAAATAAACTCTTTTATCCAAAATCAGTATATGACATTATGGTTGTAGATTCTAATGCGAATAAGATCAAGCTCCTTGAAGGGTTTCTCACCCTAAATAGATCGGTAACTATATAATGGTTGATTCCGTAGTTGTTAGAGAGCAAATAAATAAAGTTGTCGTATCCTCTCCAGGTCCACAAGGCCCTAGAGGAAGAACCATTCTTAATGGCTCTGGAAATCCTTCACCAAATTTAGGACTTTCTGGAGATTTTTATTACGATACAGTTTCTTCAGCATTTCACGGTCCAAAAGTTTCAGATCTAACATGGTCTGGTTCAAATAAAATATTTTTAACAAATAACACATTAGCTTATTCATGGGAGCTTACTCAGGTTACTGGGCCAACTCTAGGAGTATATTCTGTTGCTATTAGCCATGGATTAGGGTATCAACCAAATGTTACCGTAAAATCTAGTGCTGGAGATATTTTAGAAACTGGAATAGATTACAATAGTACTAACCAAATAACACTGACAATGGCTCAACCATTTTCAGGGACAGCATACCTGTCATAAGGAGATAGCAAATGGCAAGAAAATTTTTAGTTAGCGTTGATCTCAACAAGAATGAGTTGCTCAATGCTAGAATCCAAAACTTAGGCGCAGCACCATCAAATCCAGTATCTGGTCAAATTTATTATGATACATCAAATCAAACGATGTACTACTACAATGGACTATCCTCACCTAATGGTCCATGGATGGCAATGTCTGGATCTACAGAGGTCATTCAAGACGTTATTGGTGCATCCGTACTTGCTGGTACAGCATTAACAGCAACATATGATGATGCCGCAGGCACAACAACATTAAAACTTAATGATACAGCTGTAACTGCTGGATCATATGGATCAACCACAGCAATTCCGACATTTACAGTTGACGCTCAAGGTCGTTTGACTGCAGCAGGAACAGTAAACGTAGCAACCAATCTTTCGGTTGCTGGAGATACTGGAACCGACACCGTAGACCTTCTTACAGATACTCTTACAGTAGCTGGCGGGGAAGGAATAGATGTAGCAGTAACAAATAACACTATTACTGTATCTGCAGAAGATGCAACATATACAAATAAGGGTGTTGCTTCATTTAGCTCAACAGATTTTACAGTAACAGCAGGAGCGGTATCGCTTAATAAAGATCCAGTAATTACACTCTCAGGAGATGTGACTGGTTCTGCAACAATGACCAATTTGGGTGATGTAACAATATCAACCACAATTCAGCCAAACTCAGTCGCTCTTGGAACAGATACAACTGGAGACTATGTAGCCACAATTGTTGGCACAGCCAATGAAGTTACCGTTTCTCCAAATAGCGGAGAATCAGCAGCTGTAACAATTGGACTCCCAGATGACGTAACAATTGCTAATAACTTAACAGTTGGTGGTAACTTAAATGTAACTGGAACAATTAACTCAGTAAACACTACTCAAGTAAATATTGTTGATAATAAGATTAATCTTAATACAGATTTTGCTGGAGCTCCAACAGTTGATGCTGGAATTCGTGTTGAACGAGGAACATCTCCAGATACAGAAATTTTGTGGAATGAAACATCAGATCAGTGGACATTAACAAATGATGGCACAAATTACCACGAAATAACAAGAAAATATAAAACTACTCTTGGCACATCCGCAACATCTTATACAATAACTCATAATTTAGGAACAAAAGACGTAGTAACTGCTATTTATGAAGTTGCTTCTCCATTTGCACAGATAGAAACAGATGTTGAGCACACATCAGATTCAGTAGTAACTATTAGATTTGCAGTTGCCCCAACAGCTGGAGAATATAGAGTAGTTGTAATAGGATAAGGATTTAAAATGGCCAAAAAGTTTAAGTCATTACTCAATCTCCTTACACTTGCAGAAGATCCACTTGTTGGCTCATCTGGAGATGTATACTTTAATGTTACAAGTAAAAACATTAAGATATACAATGGTGCAATTTGGGTTGACTTAACTCCTGGTTCTACTGATCCCGCTCCATTTTATATGCACACTCACTCTTATGATGGAAATGTACATACAGTTAATTTACAACAAACAATTGATTTTTCTGATATTAACAATAACGCAGGAGTTGTAGAAACAAGTCCTGCTATAATAGGCATAGACGGTGGTACTCCAACATCATCGTATGTAAATGCAAGTTACACGCAGTTAACATTGTTGGACGGAGGCCAAATTGGCGACTAATTATCCTACATCAAAAGATAACCTTACAAATCCCGCATCAAGTGAATCAATGGAGGGCCACGCAACGCTGCATGGCAATGTAAATGATGCAATTGAAGCAATTGAAAACAAGCTTGGCGTAAATGGGTCAACTGATACAAACTCAATAGACTATAAAGTTACACAACTTGAACAAAATCTTGCTATTCTAGATTCTGAAAATGCTTCAGAGATTTTAGGACTAGATGGCAATAATGATTTAACTATAAACGGTATAGAGAACAAAACAACTATTGATTCGTTTTCTAAAAATGTTTACAAAACAGTTGAGTATAAAATTCAGATTGATAAGCAGGCTGGAAACTCAACTACAAGCTCAACAGTACTGATTCTAAATGATGGAACGAATGTCTACATGTCCGAATCTAATGTTATTTCAAATACAAATGATGTTTTGGGTAATATAACTTTTGAAGAAAATAGCGGTATAATAAGTCTATGTGTTGCGCCGATATCAGGCTCAATAAGAGTAAGATATTTTAGAACAGCACTAAAAGCATAAAAAAGCAGTAAAAGGGAGTCATATCAATGGCAACAGTAAATAAGAATTTTAGAGTTAAAAATGGTCTTATCGTTGAAGGTGGTTCAGCCACCGTTAATGGTTTTGATGTATTAACAAAGGCACAAGCGGACCAAGACTACATTGTTAGTATTATTGGTGGTACAGCAACCTCAGCCAATACAGCTAATACTGTTGTAAAAAGAGATGCCAACGGAAATTTTGCTGCAGGAACAATTACTGCAACATTTACGGGTAACCTTACTGGTAACGTAACTGGTGATGTAACTGGTAACGTAAGCGGTCAAGCTGGAACAGTATCAAGCCTTTCAGGACATAGTTCAGACGAGATCTCAGAAGGATCAACAAATAAATATTACACAGATGAAAGAGCTCAAGATGCTATAGGTAATTCTTTAGGTACTGGTCTTTCATACAATGATGCAACAGGTGCAATATCTGTAACTGCAAATACTTATGATGCATACGGTGCAGCTTCAGCAGCACAGACTGCAGCAGCAACAGATGCTACTACAAAGGCTAACGCAGCCCAGGCAGCAGCAGAGGCCACAGCAGCAGCAGATGCTACTACAAAAGCTAACGCAGCCCAGGCAGCAGCAATTTCAGCAGCAGCAACAGCAGCAAACTCAGCATTAACCTCTGCAATTTCAACAGAAGTTTCAAACCGAAATACAGCAATTTCAACTGCAGTAGACAACCTTGTTGACGGAGCACCATCACTTCTTAATACATTAAATGAATTAGCAGCAGCAATTAATGATGATGCCAATTACACAACAACTATTACCACAGCCTTGGGAACAAAGGCCCCTCTTGCTTCACCAGCACTTACTGGTGTGCCAACAGCACCTACTGCAGCAGCAAACACTGACACAACTCAGATTGCAACTACAGCATTTGCAAAAGCAGAAGCAGATGCATCTCAAGCAGCAGCAGAAGCCACAGCAGCAGCAGATGCTACTACAAAAGCTAATGCAGCTCAGTCAGCAGCAACTACAGCAGCAGCAACAGATGCTACTACAAAAGCTAATGCAGCTCAGTCAGCAGCAACTACAGCAGCAGCAACAGATGCTACTACAAAAGCTAACGCAGCTCAGGCAGCAGCAGAGGCTACAGCAGCATCAGCACTTACTGCAGTAAAGAATGGTACTACAAAGTTTACAGCAGTAAACGTAAATGACCTAGTTTCACAGCGGGCAGCCCAGGCAGTTCTTGCTTCAATAGCAACAGGCTCTTCTGTAATGTCATGGGCTAAGTCAGACTATCCAACAGCTAAATTGTGGGTAAAGTTTGCAACAGCAACACATTCACAAATTTCAGAAATTCTACTAACTACAGACTCATCAAATAACATAGCAATTACTGATTTTGCTGAGACTGGCACAAATGGTTCCCTTGGAACAATTACTGCCTCATATGTGGCGGGAAACATTGGAATAGAAGTAAATACTGTTTATGCAAATACAACAGTAACCGTAGTAGCAACACTTATTAAATAATTAAATAACAAGGTTATGGGGTTCCTTTTAAAAACCCCACCAAAACACTTAGGGGATATGTGAACTTAAATGGCAACAGAAAATAAGAATTTTAAAGTAAAGAACGGACTCAATGTAGCAGGCACTGCCACATTTGGGTCTAATGTCATTTTAGGCGAAACACCCCTTAGATTTGATACAGTAACAAATAAGTTGCAACTTCAGATAAATGGAACTTGGGTTCCAATTGCACTTAATTCAGAGATTCCAGACATAGCTTCACAGGTTAGTTTTATGGATATTGGCTTAGCTATTGATTATAATGGTCAACCAATCTATACAGTTCAAGCAAATGGAGTAAACCCTGCTGGAACAAGCAAGTTTGTAGATGGTGGGTCTCCATCTTCTACAGATGCCGACGTTTCTATGGTTTTTGACTCTGGAGTCATATCTTAAAGCAATAAATGATACAATAAGCAGTATAAATAAAATATATAAGGGGTAACAAAATGGCAACAGTTAGATTACAATTAAGAAGAGGCGAAGCAGATCAATGGGATGCCGCCAACCCAACACTAGCAGCAGGAGAAATTGGTATTGAAACAGATACCAACACATTTAAATTTGGAGATGGAAGCACCCCTTGGAATTCATTAAGTTATGCTCTCTCACAAACGGTAGACGATTATATTCTTTTAAGCACTAAAGGTGTTGCAAATGGAGTTGCCTCATTAGACTCATCAGGATTTATTCCTTCAGCACAGCTACCCCCACTTGCTAAAGTAACAGTTTCTTCAGCAGCTAACCAAGCTGCACGTTTGGCTTTAACAGCAGAACCTGGAGATATTGCAATTCAGTCAGACAACGGCACAACATATGTACTTGCTTCTTCCCCTGCAAGTACAAATGGTAACTGGCGGGAAATATCAGCAACAGCAGCTATTTCTGCTGCAATCGCAACTCACGAATCTGATACAACTGGCGTACACGGTATTGCAGATACAGCCGCTCTTGCAACTACAACAAATGTAGCTACTGCTAAATCAGAAGCCATTACAGCAGCGGGAACTGATGCAACTGCAAAAGCTAATACAGCTCAAGATGCAGCAATTGCCGCAGCAGCATCAGCACTTTCAACACACGAATTAGATACTACTAATATTCACGGAATTGCAAATACTTCACTACTAGCAACTACAGCAAACGTAGCTACTGCTAAATCAGAAGCAATTGCCTCATCTGGAACTGCAGCAGACACTAAAATATCAACTGCAGTATCAGCACTTACAAAATCTTCAGTAGGACTTTCAAATGTAGATAATACATCAGATGCCTTGAAGCCAGTATCAAATGCTACTCTTGTAGCTTTAGACTTAAAAGCTCCACTAAATTCACCAGCAATTACTGGAGATGCAACTGCAGTTAATCTAACACTTTCTGGCAACTTGACAGTAAATGGAACGACATCAACAATTAACTCAACAACCCTTACTGTTCAAGACAAGGATATTGTTTTAGGACAAACATCAAGTCCAACTGATGCAGGAGCAGATACTGGTGGAATTATATTAAAGGGAACAACAGATAAGTCAATTAAATATAGTGTTGCAAAATCGGCATGGGATTTTTCAGAAAACATTAATCTTCCTGCTGATAAAACAGTTAAAATAAATAATATTGATATCCTGACATTAACTACTGTTTTAGGCAAAAGCCTTCCAGGAGTAGTTGTTGGAACAACTGAAACTCAAACTCTTACAAATAAAACAATTACCTCTCCATCTGGCTTAGTTAAAGCAGACGTTGGTCTTGGATCTGTAGATAACACTTCAGACGCAGCTAAGCCAATATCAACTGATACTCAGACAGCGCTTGATCTTAAGGCACCATTAGCAGCACCAACATTTACTGGTACAGTTACACTGCCTTCGACAACATCAATAGGTTTAGTTGATTCAACAGAACTTGGATATGTAAATGGAGTTACTTCAGCTATTCAAACTCAAATTGACTCTAAAGCACCAATTGCATCACCAACATTTACTGGTACAGTATCTGGTGTTACTAAAGCAATGGTTGGTCTTGGATCTGTAGATAACACTTCAGACGCAGCTAAGCCAATATCAACTGCTACTCAGACAGCGCTTGACCTAAAAGCAGATTCTTCTGCTATAACAGAGCTGGCTCAAGATGCTGTTAATACAGCAATAATTGCTGGAAATGGTTTAGATAAAGTATATGATGATGTAGCAAATACAATTACAATTGATATTGATTCAACAGTAGCAACGCTATCTGGTACACAAACATTAACTAACAAAACACTTACATCTCCATCAATTACTACACCAACTGGAATTGTAAAGTCAGATGTTGGCTTATCAAATGTTAATAATACATCAGATTTGGGAAAGCCAATATCAACTGCTACTCAGACAGCACTTGACCTCAAAGCACCAATTGCATCACCAACATTTACTGGTACAGTATCTGGTGTTACTAAAGCAATGGTAGGATTAACAAATGCTGACGATACTTCAGACGCAGCTAAGCCAATATCAACCGCTACTCAGACAGCGCTTGATCTTAAAGCACCATTAGCCTCACCAACATTTACTGGTACAGTAACTCTTCCTACTGGAACAATTACTACTGGAATGATTGCTGACGGAGCAGTTGCAACAGCAGATATTGCAGACGTAGCTGTATCAACTGCAAAAATTGCA